GCTGCTGCGTTTCTCGCGCGCAAGCAACGTGTCGTCGAGCGCTACGTGTCGAGCGAGATGCAAGCGATCACAGTCGACTTGCAGACGTACGTCAAGACACAGAAGCTCAGTGGTCGTCCCGGTCTGCGCAACATCACAGGCAATCTGCGACGTAACATCAATCGCCGCGTCGAGTCGAGCAGCGATCAGATCGTCGGCTTCGTCGGCGTTGGGCCAGCAGCAACGAAGTACGGGAAGATTCACGAATTCGGCGGGCGAATCAACATCCCCGCACTGAGCGGAAAGCTCATGGTCTTCCCGTCGAAAGGTGCAGTGCCGACGAAGTTCGCGAAGTCGGGTAAGGCGCGCAAAGGTCTGAAGGGCTACGCGCTGAGCGATCTCGTCTTCACGCAGAAGCGCAAGGCGTTCACGGTGACAATCCCTGAGCGCAGCTACTTGCGTTCATCCCTACGCGAGAACAAGTCACAGATCATGCAGCGGCTCAATAAGGCTGTTGTCGACGGAGCAAAGGCATGATCGTCTCTCGCGAAACTATTTACGCCGCGACGTTCGCGCGCATCGCTGCGCTGAAGGGAACAGTCATTCAAGACTGCTCGCGCAAGCTCATTCATTGGGAAGACCTTCAGCCGTCGCAGATGCCGTTCGTGTGTCAAGTGCAGATGCCAGAGCGCGGCGATTACAAGCTCATGCAAGGCGTACCGACGAAATGGAACGGGCGCATCTCGTATGTGATCTATGTCAGCAGCGCTGGCGATTCTGATCTCGTCCCGTCAACGGCGATGAATAACGTCGTCGACGCGATTGAGGCAGCGTTCTCGCCGTTCAAGTCGAACGGCCAGCGCAACACTGACGAGCAGCAAGGGCGATGCACGCTCGGCGGTCTTGTGCATGACATCAGAGTGTTTGGGGAAGTAGAGCTTGACGACGGGAGTCTCGGTACTCAATCGGTAGCGATTGTGCCTGTCGAATTCATCGTCTAAGGAGAAAGCACCATGATCTACAACTTCGGTTCAGGCGTTCTGTTCGGCAAGCCGACCGTGGGCGATGTCGCAGCGCTCATCACGCCGATGCAGTTCGGGACGCTTCAAGAAGTACAGCTCGAAGTCAGCGGCGACGTGAAGGAACTCTTCGGTCGCTATCAGATGCCTGTCGACGTTGCGCGCGGCAAGGTGAAGATCACTGGCAAGGCGAAAGTCGCGAGCATCGACGGCAAGATCGTGAACGATCTGTTCTTCGGTCAGACCGTTGCGGCTGGTCAGAACCTCATCATCCTCGACGAAGCGCAGACGATTCCTGCGTCTGTGTCGTACGTTGTGACGGTCAGCGGCTCTGCGAACTTCACCGAAGACCTCGGCGTGCGCTATTCAGCGACGGGTCTGCGCTTTACGCGCGTCACCGCTGGCAGTGAAGCAGTCGGGAAGTACAGCGTTGTCGAGAGCGGCGGCGGCAAGGGCGTCTACACGTTCGCTGTCGCTGACGCGGGCGTCGCTGTGCTGATCTCGTACGGCAAGACTTCGACGGGCGGGACGAACATCAACGTCAAGAATCAACTAATGGGCTACGGGCCGAAGTTTGAGGCGCGTCTGTACAACCAATACAACGCGAAGCAAACGGGCGTGAAGCTCTGGCAGTGCATCTCGACGAAGTTCTCGTTCCCGACGAAGATCGACGACTATGTCATCAGCGATTACGAGTTCTCTGCGATGTCGGACGCAGCCGGGAACATCATCGACATTGACTCGCCGGAATAAGAGCGGGCCGCAGTGTGGTAAAACTCACGAGGCGGCTCTCTGACGAGCCGCCTCTCACTTCGATACATCACAGGAGGCAACATGAATCCGAGACTCTCGGGAGTCGAGTTAACGCTTGGCGACGGCAATCAGTACATCGTCCCGCCGCTCACACTTGGCATGTGTCAGCGCTTCGCAGAGGTCATCAGCGGTCACACGAGCGCAGATGTGAAGGGCTTCGAGAGCATCACGAAGCTGCTGCCTGTTCTCTACGCCGCGTTTCAGCGCAACTATCCGGCTGTCACGCAAGAGCAGTTCGCTGATCTTGTCGATCTGTCGAACTATCTCGACGTGTTCCGTGCAGTGATGAAGGTTAGCGGCATGGAGCGAGCTGCGACGCCGGGGGAATCTTTGCCAGCAGTGGGCACAAGCCCGACGATGTAAAGAGCGTGGCAGTAGATTGGGATTGGGTCTACTGCCACGTCATCAGGCTCACTGGCTGGACGTGGGAATACGTCGACGAGTGCGTGACGATTCCGCAAGTGAAAGCGCTCATCGCGTACTCAAAAGAGAACCCGTCAGCCGATCAGATTCTTGCGGCTCGCTACGGGATAGGGCAAAAGACAGGCACACAGCAAGACCTAGAAGAGCAAGTCGCAGCAATCAAGGGGATGAGGTAGAGCGATGGCGGGTGACAACGAGCTGCAAGTAATAGTTCGGGCAGTCATCAACGAACTCTCTGCGAACATGCAGGAGGCGCAGAAGATCGTTGTCGCTTCGTCAGAGCAGATGAATGCTGCTGTCGCGCAAGCGACTGCGGGCATGAGCACTGAGATCGAGAAGCTCACTGCGCGCGTCAAGCAGCTCGAAGACGAGATGGCGAACGGCGTCGGCCGCGCGTCTCATCAGATGCGCGCAGAGATGGCGCTCATCAGCGACGCGTCTCGTCAGACGTTCGGCGTCTCAATCCCGCGCCATCTGCGCGGCTTTATCGCAGAACTTCCCGGCGTCGGCGTTGCTCTCGAAGCTGCGTTCTCTGCGACTGCTGTCCTCTTCCTGATCTCAATCGTCGTCGAAGTCGGCAAGAAAATTGCTGAGCTGATCGACAACATCGACAAGCTGTCTGCGAGCGAGAAGAAACACTTCGACGACTTGCAGAAGCAGTCGAAAGACACGCTCGACATGCTCGCGAAGAATCTCAAGGCGGAGTACGAGATTCAGATCGCGAAGGCGACGGGCGTCGAAAAAGATCGTCTGCGCTTGCAGATGGCGACGGCTCTCGTACGCATTGGTCAGCAGACAGTCGAGAATCTGAAAGAGCAGCAAGCGGAAGCGCGCGACATCGCGAAGCAGTATGAAGCGATGGCTGACTCTCATAACGAGATCGCGAAGAACGCTGTCGGCTCACAAGGTGGTGGCGCTGCTGCGCTCGCGAATCTCGCTCTCGGCAAGATCGACGAAGGGAAGTCGGCGGCGTTTACAAATCAGGCGCGCGAGATGCAGAAGGCGATCACTGACGCCGACATCTCGCTCAAAGAGCTGCAAGGCACCGCCGCTGGCGCTGGTCGCGAGCTGACGCACGCGATGACAGAGTCAGCGAACAAGACGAACGATCTTCGCATTCGACTCATTGCTGCGCTCGGTGACATGCCGCAGAAAGACGCGAACGAGCTGCGCGAGCGAATTCTCAAGATCGCAGACCCGGAGGCGCGCGAGCGCATCGTGAAGTTTTACGAAGCGATTCGCAAAGATCACGACGAAGTCAAGAATACCGTCACGAAGAACACTGCTGAGATGCAGAAGCGGCAAGACGAGCTGACGAAGTCGACGCTTGAGGGACAGCAGAAGATTCTCGCTGAAGCGATCAAAGACGCCGACGCACGCGCGAAGACAGATCATCAGATCGTGCAGTCTGCGCTCGCGAGCATCGATCAAGACATCACCGCAACACAGGGCGCGACAGAGCGCAAGAAGATGATTCTCGACGACGAGCTTGCTCACGGCGAGATCACTCAGCGCAAGTATTTGCAGTCGATGAAGAAGGCGCTCGACGACGAGTACAAAGCGACTGCGACTGCGCTGCAAGAGAAGTTGCGGCTCTTGTCGTTTGATCCGACGATGAACCCTGAAGAGTACGACAGGATTCAAAGCGAGATCGCAAAGCTGCGCGAGAAGCACAACGCCGACATGCTGAAGAACACGATTCAAATGCGCGACGCACAAATGAAGGTGTGGCGTCAGCTTGGCGACGGCATCTTGAGTACGATGCGCGGCTCCGTACAGGGCATCATCATGGGTACGACGACGATTGGCGAAGCAGTGCGAAACTTGATGGCGAACACGCTCGCGACGGTTGCAGAGATGCTTATCGAGATGGGGTTAAAGTGGATCGGTACTCATCTCATGATGCGTGCGATCTCGTCGATCTTCCACATTCAAGAAGTCGCAGACACGACAGCAGCGCAAGCAGCAAAGCAGACAGTGATGTCGACGACAAACTCTGCTGGCGTCATCAGCGACGCTGCGCTCGCGGCTGCGAATGCGTATGCAGCGTTTGCAGCGTTCCCGCCTGTCGCTGCTGCGATGGCGGCTGAAGCGTCAGCGACAGTGCTCGGCTTCCTACCGATGGCGATGTTCCACGGTGGCGGTGATGTGCCGTACGACATGCCAGCCTTCTTACAGAAAGACGAGATGGTGCTCGACAGAAATCATGCGCAGCACGTACGCGATACAGCAGCGGGCGGCAGCGGTTCGTCGAGCGGTAAGGGGCCATCGTTTCATTACGCGCCATCAGTTCAAGCTCTCGACGCGACAGGAGTCGACGCGGTACTGTCGAAGCACGAGCGCGTCTTCACGAAGCACGTTAAGCGGCAGCTCAAGCAGCTTGGGTTTAAAACAGCATGAGCAACTCTCTATTCCCGACGTTCAAAGGGTTGTCGTTCGACAACACTCGCACCGAAGAGTGGCAGACGTTCGTCAAGCAAGC